TGGTTGTCATTGATAATTGCCCAGTCTGCGTTTTGAGCATCTATGATCTTGATCCAGCCGGAAACAGCAAAGGCTTCAGCCAAAGTTATGTTCTCAGCAACTGCGGCTTGGAAAGCTGCCAGCACTGTGTTGGCATCAGCACTGTTGAGGTTTTCAGCTACGGTAAAGAAGAAGCCTTGTATGGCTGTGTTTGCATCGGCGCTGTTCAGGTTCTCTGTGACTGTTTCAAAGAACACCTGAATGATTGAACTCAGGTCTGCTACTGTGGTGCCTTCTGTGACTGCCTGAGCAAACTGTGCCGCGATTGTGGGCACATCAGCCAGGGTGACTCCTTCAGATACCGACTGAGCAAACTGGGCCAGGATGGTCTGCTCATCGGCCATCTGGCTGTCTTCGGTAATTGACTGCACAAACGCTGACTGCTGGGTGCTAGAGTCGTCTATCGTAAAGCCTTCCAAGCGGCTTTGCAGGAACTCTGAGTAAACTTCTTGGGCGTCAGCCAGGGTGGAGTTCTCAGCAACGGACTGAGCAAACTGTGCCGCGATGGCTGGGGTGTCGGCCAGGGAAGAGTTTTCTGCCACAGAGGCCAAGAACCCAGCAAGCACCGTGGCCGCATCAGCGGCGTTTAAGTTTTCAATTACGCTGCCAAAAAAATCACCCGCCGTTGCGTCAATGTCATCTACTGTGATTGGCTCAGCTACGTTTTGAAGGAAAGCTGAAAGCTGGGTGCTGGCATCAGCAGCGTTTAGATTTTCAGTGATTGACAGGGCGAAAGCAGCCCCCGCAAGCGATGCAAACGGTGCTTGAGCAAAGGCTGCTACGCCAAACACACCGTATCGCCTTACTGGACCTGCTCGGCCTGCGGCACTTCTGGCATGGGCAATTGCGGCATCGCTTGCTCACGAATACCCTGAATCAAATCAGCAACTTGCTCAAACGGCTGCTTACCCAGCAAACCCATGATGAAGTTCAACGCAGGCAGGGGGAGCTTAAGTTCGATAGTGATAGTCTTTTCGTCCATGTGTTTCTCCAATTACTTGTGTGTGTTAATTGTTTGCTGAAAAGGGGCCAGATCGTATCCATCCCACCACGGCTGATTAAGCATGATCTCTAGATGCTCAACGTTGCGTTTGATGCAATCGGGCCAATCCGATTCTGACATATACATGGGCTTGCCAACAATCAGCAAACGTACTGAGTCCATCGCTGCGTCGTAATGCCGGGCAATTTCCTCCGCTGACGGCGTAGGCATTGCCAGATTAATGGGCTGTCCCTCTTCGGGGGGCGCGGTATGAGTGGTAGATTCAGTCATGCTTGAGACTCCTTGAGAAGTTTAATTTCTGCCTTCAGCGCCTCAATTTGCGCGGAAAGCTCTTGAACCGCCACAACCAGGGGAGACACAAACATCTCCCTGCTAATGGCCTGTACGCCGTCGGCACCCTGATTCCAGCCATTGAACGTAGCGCAACCCTCCGCATCAAGCGCCGCTTTGACGTCTTGTGCCTTAAACCCATGAATCACGGTGCGGGTGTCGCGCTCGTTCTTTTCCCGGTAGTAGGGGTGATCTTGAGGAAGCTCATTCGACGCTTTCCAAGTAAAGGTGACCGGGTGCAGGCGGTTTATGAAAGACAGGCCCAAAGTGTCCGGCCCGATGATGTCTTTCATTGAGCCGTCAGAGGTCTGAGTCCATGTCGCGTTGACGGTGTATGCGTTATATATCTTACCGGCAGACGAACCAATAGTCACATTATTGTCGGCTTGCCCCGTAACGGTATTTCCAATCACAATTTGGTTTGTTGCGGTTGCGCTACTTGTGTCAGCGCCGTAACCAACGCAAGTGTTATTCGAACCCGTAGTGATGGTATCGCCAGCTTGATATCCGACGGCTACATTGCTTGAACCGGTAGTAGTGTATTGCAGGGCAAATGACCCCCATGCCGAGTTAAAGTTGCCGCCCGTAATGTTGTAAAGAGTTTGAAATCCTATTGCTTCGTTGTAAGCCCCAGTATTGTTGGCGGGGGTAGCGGAACCATACATGGCGTCTTTCCCAAGCGCCGTGTTAGCTCCACCCCGCATGTTGTACATCGTGCCTCGACCGACAGCAGTTTGATTACCGGCGGTAGTGTTGTTTCTAAGTGCATCGGCCCCTACTGCTACGTTATTCAGCCCAGTGGTGTTACTTAGCAGGGCATACGCGCCAACGGCCGTCAGGTAAGTGGTGTTGGTCGTGTTTCCCAGCGCCTCTACCCCAACTGCAACGTTATATCCGTTATTAGTGGAGCTGGCGTCGAGCGCGAACGCGCCTATAGCGACGTTGTAAAAGGCGCTACTGCCTGAGTTATACCCGGCGCTCTTGCCCACATAGACATTCCCGATGTTGCTGGAGCCGTAGGAATTCCATCCGGCGTTGTCCCCAACGAACGTATTGTGGTATCCGCTATTAAGGTTGTTTCCGGCGTAATATCCGATGGCGGTATTGCTGTACCCGCTGTTTAAGTAATAAGCAGCGTTACTTCCAACAACAGTGTTAGCACCCCCCGTCTTTGAGTAAAAACTGTAGCCCGCAGCGTTATACCCAATAAACACTGACTCAGAGTGGTTGCTACTGTACCCGAGAGCGCTATAAAGAGCATTAACTCCTATGGCTACAGTGTAACTGCCAAAGAAGTTATAAGATGCAGAGTTTCCAATTGCAACGTTATTAATGCCCGTAGTGTTGTAGTATAAAGACTGATAACCAACAGCAGTGTTGTTGGAGGCGGTGGTGTTGCTAAACAGCGCCGAGTCACCCATCGCCACGTTATAGTTGCCCGTGGTGGTTGAGAACAGGGCGTTGTGGCCGTGGGCGTCGTTGCTTGCCCCGGTGGTTATTGCCTGCAACGCCTGACGGCCAATGCCTGTGTTCTGAGAACCGGTGGTTATTTGATACCCAGCGAGATAACCGATTGCGGTGTTCTTGAGTGCGGTCGTTGCCGCTAAAAGAGCGCCGTAGCCGACTGCCGTACTCTCGGTGCCAGTGGTGTTGGCGTACAGGGCGCGGTAACCAACCGCGACGACGCTGCCCGTGGTGTTGGCGTACCCGGCCTGATAGCCGACTGCGGTGTTGTTGTCGGCGGTGGTGTTGTTCAGAAGAGCATTGCTGCCAATCGCAGTGTTCTGTGCGCCTGTCGTGTTGTAGTAGGAGGCATACGGGCCAATGAATGTGTTGTTCGCGCCTGTGCTGTTTGTGAGGCCCGCTTGTAGGCCAAAAAACGCATTGGGTGTGCCCGTCGTATTGCTATACCCAGCCTGAGTTCCTACAGCGGTGTTGTTGGAGGCAGTGGTGTTAAACCTCAAAGCCTCTTGACCTATTGCAATGTTGCCCGCACCAGTGGTGTTTGCGTACAGTGAGTTCAAACCAACTGCAACCAAAGCCGTACCAGTCGTATTGCTAAACCCAGCCTGATAACCGACGGCAGTGTTGTTAGAAGCGGTGGTGTTGCTGAACAAGGCAGAATCACCAACACCTATGTTGTAGCTGCCCGAAGTGTTTGAATAGAGCGCTGACTGACCAACGGCAACAAGGGAAAGGCCGGTGCATGTAGCCACCATAGTGCCGCCACCAACAGCGACATTTCGGTTTCCCGTGGTGATCCCCGAGCCAGCAAAGTGACCGACAGCGACGTTGTTGTCGCTGGTGTTTGCTCGCAGCGCGTAGTAGCCCAGCGCGGTGTTGTTGGCCCCGGTGACGTTGGAGTAGAGGGCTTGGTAACCCAACGCGGAGTTGGGAGTGCCGGTGGTGTTGGAGCGAAGTGCCTCAACGCCAACAGCAGTGTTGTTTGAGGCAGTGGTGTTTGCAAATAACGCGGAACGCCCAACAGAGGTGTTGTAGTTGCCAGTGGTTGTCTGGTACCCAGCACCATAACCAATGCCGGTATTCCCCCCACCAGAAGTGTTTGACTGAAGTGCGTAATAACCAAAAGCAGCGTTCTCGTTGCCAGTAGTATTGCTTTGCAAAGCGACATAACCAAGCGCCGTGTTGTTCGCACCCGTCGTGTTTGCCGCCAACGCACTCGCACCCACCGCAGTGTTAGAAGCCACAGCGCCTGCGCCACGACCTACGGTGAGTCCTTCAATGGTTGCACCCGGCACGACTGACAGCAGGCTGCTGGTCAGGCGCATTTGTTCGGCATTGTTGATAGAGAACGCCAAAGGGTGGTTGCTATCGGTGCGAAGTGTTCCGACACCAGAATCAATGAAGAAATCAATCTTCTGGCTGGAGTCCGAAGAAGATGCTCGAAAAACGCCGGATGTAGTTGTGGTTGCCCCTCGCGCTTCAACCGTTCTGTAATTTGCGCCAAAATTGGTTGCCGTGCAATTGACACCCAAATTCGTCCCATCAAACGTCAGCGCAGACCCAGTGGTCAGGGTGCCTGTTCCGCTGGCATAGACCACGCCATTTGCTGTAAAGCTAGTCAGCCCCGTACCGCCCGCTGCAACAGGCAGGGTGCCAGCTACAAGAGTAGATGCGCCTGTGGAGTACAGAGCGTTGTTTGCGCCTGTAAACGTGGTCAGGCCGGTGCCGCCGTAAGCAGGCTGAATCGTGCCACCTTGCCATGTGCCGTTTGAAATAACGGTTGTGCCCAAATTAAGAGCATTGGTGCCCCATGTGACACCTTCAGGCAAGTAGCCGTGAATTTCCCATGTGCCACCAACAGTGGCATTTGATATGAGAACTGCATTAGCCGCACCCCCCGTCGTAACTGTGCCAATAGTTGTGCCAGCATTGTTCTGGATGGTCAGCGTTCCGGTGGCTGCATTGTTAAACTGAAACGCAGTGGTGTCGGTCAGTGTGGTCGCATCAGGCAACCTGAATGTGTGGCTTCCAGTACCCGTCAACAACTGATTAAAGTCAGACGCCGCCGTCAGCGTCGTTGTGCCGCCAGAAGCGGTAATGTTTTGCAAACCTTGGCTCAGGCGGTTTATCGTGATGTTCTCGTTGGCATCGCGCAGCACAACCGAGTTCGGGCCAGAGGAGGTGGTTACCCCCGTGCCACCATAAGCCACACCAATAGTCGATCCCTGCCATGTGCCAGAGGATACTGTACCCAGCGCAGAGACATTGCCGCTACCGTCCAAATTCACCGACCGGCCCGACGGGTACGTCACAAAGACGTTTACAGCGCCCGAGAAGGTCACCGCGCTGCCAGAGTTGCTGGAAGCGTAGACCGTAGTGCGATCCAGCGTCGGCCCAGTTGTGGAGTATGTGCCAACGCCCACCTCCCAATTGCCCGCGCCGTCAGTGGCCGAGTAGTAGGTTGTGTTTGTATTGCCGATAACAGCAAACGATTGGAACCCCGGCACCGCACCCGTAAGAGTGAAGCTTACAGTAGTATTCGCCGTGCCCGTCTCTTGGACACGGTTTGCAAGGACCAGAGCCATTTAAGACTCCTTTAAGAGGTTGCGGTGGTCGAGTAAGTAACGCTTACGGTGTCGCCTGCGGTGGTGACCTTGGCAGTGGCAAATGCGCCTGCGCTGTACAGGGTGCCTGCGGTGCTGTTTTGTGTACTGACCGCGCCCGATCCGGTTACCAAGAAGCACCCGCCCACCGTGCCGCCCGCACCAGTGATGGTGTAGGTGATAGCCGCAGCAGCGCAAGTCGTCACATTCGACGGCGTGGTTCCAGTCGATGTAGAAGCAGTAAATACAGCCGTGCCGCGAATGGCCGAACCACCAACGGTGTAGTTGATGAACTCAGTCCATCCGCCATGAGAGGTCATGGTGTCGGCGGCGGCAAAGGTTGGAGCAGCGCCAGAGATTAGGCCCAGGAACGGCCCAACAGTGGTGTAGGTGCCAGAAGTGCGAAGCAGGGTGTCTAGCATCAACTCCTTGCCAACAGCATTAACCAGATTGGGGAACTCTTCTTCCCACTTGATGTTGCCATCGGCATCCCGGCAGACAACATGGTAGCAACCTTCAATGCCAACCGACTCAGAGCCAGCCACATTGGATTGCATGGTCACTTCTGCGTGATCACCAAAGTTTGAAAGTTCGTTTGACATGATGGCTCCTTAAGAGATGCGGATGATTGCGGAGTTGCTACTTGCAGCAGGAAACTGCACTTGGAATGTAGCGGTGGATGTTTTATCAGATCCAAAGTCCAGCACACAAACAGCACCATTGGCTCCTAGCTTATAGATCAAAGCCCCACGGGCCGTCAAAGCAGAATTCCAAGTGACGTTGTTAAATGAGATGAACGATACGTTATTACTGGATGTTGGCAACGTAGAAACAGTAAGCGCTTGGGCCGAATACCCTGGCGCTACCACCTCCCCAGTTGAGGTGTACGCCGTTGTTGAAGCGTCCAGTACAGCGTTGGCGGTGTACAGGGCGATGTAAAAAGAGTTGACATCAAAGTCAAAATCTCCTTTCAAAAGGCCCGTTTTAAAAACATCGGTAGCGGTCTGGAGGATAGCCATTTAAACCACCGGGTTTCTAACCTGACCATCCCGATAAGCATCCATGCGCTGCTTACCATCACCCAGATTCTTGAGCAGGGCCAGAGATTGTGTAAATTGCTGTTGGTAAAGCTGAACAAGGTCAGGGTCACCCTTCATGAAACGGATGGCTTCCATCATTGTTCCATTGAACAGCGCTGTTTCAAAATTATCACCAAGCCATGTGGTGCCGGTTGCGTTGGTTACGCTGTTAACCGTTAATACAAATCCACTTCCGGCTCCACCAAGATTGGTGTTACTTGCGCCAAGAGAATTTGTAGCTGCATAAAAGCATCCACGGTTTGACATGGTGATTGATGTAACTGCCCCGCCCGACACCACAATGTCTGCCGTTGCCGAATTACCACTGCCACCCGTCAATGGCACATTGAAATAGAAACCGTTGGTGTAACCAGATCCGGCATTTGTAATAGTAACCTGATTAATAGCAGCCTGAACAATTGAATATGGCAGGTAGTAAAAATGCAGTTCTACCGCATAAGACAGGTCTGGTGTCGGACCAAGAATGAAACTCAATTCGTTTACATTTGTTGAGTTTGGCCCAAATATGCCGTAATGTTTTGGCAAGCCCCGCGCAGAAACATCAACAGTTCCTGGGTTTGGGTACGCTTCACGGATGAAGTTAACATCCTTGTTTAGCAGGTATAGGTACTCTCCATTGGTCTTGATTACAGCCAATGAGTACACAGACAGGAAGTCATCAGGCGCTGAAAGATACTGATTGCCCGCCGTCAGGGTGCCAGTCATGTTCTTTCGTAAACTGGCTAGCTGAACGGTGTTGTAAATGTTTTGCTCTGCATTGCGAATCATCGTGTTCATGTCTACCGTGGGAAACGTGTTCTCACAGTAATCTTGAACCGCAGTGACAAGCTCAGAGTAATTCATTTAAACCTCACGCCATCGGGCCACGGGCCATAAGGCCCTTCGTTGCAGCGCCAGTGCCGCGAACTTTGATTCCACTGGTTTTAACATCCCCGCCATCAGTTTTGGAGATGTTGCCAACCGTCATGTTGACCGTATCGGCGCGGCTCTGATTAAGCCCCTTGCCAGGGTTTGCCTCAACAGTCACGTTCTTACCAGTCATAGTGTGTGGCTTGGCGTAGACGCTGGCGGGACCAACCTCTTTACCACCTTTTTTCATGCTATAGGCCATGATTAAATCCCTGATTTTGGCACAGAGCGCACCGATTTTTTCTGGTTGGCGACCTTAGCAAGGCCGCGCCCCATACTCTTCATTTGTAAGTTGGTCTTGCCGCCCTTGGCAAATTTGGTCGGCATCTTGCCCGGGTGCATGTTTGCCTCGTGCTTGTGAACAGCTTTCTTTGCGTCCATGATTAACTCCTTACGTTGTCGCAATTGTCACCGTACCAATCTGTACGGTCAACACCAAATAGTTTGGCGTCAGTCCTGCATCATCTGCACTGGCCCCGCCAACCGGAGCCCAACCCCATTGAATGTCTCTGGAGCCGCCCGTAGGATACCCGGCGGTGTTCACACCAGCCTGGATGTATGTGTTGTCCCTACGGGGGTTACGCAGCGCCTGGGGGTCATCTACGGGAAACATGCCCAGTTGAAGCTGCGGTTGATCGGGCGACCAGCACTCAGGGCAAGCCAGTATGTTGACATTCTTGGTCTTGATGACCTCAGTCTTCAGATACTTAAGCTTGTACTGCTGACCACAGATATCGCACATGGCGATAGCCTTCTTGCCCGATGCAAACCGATTGCTCATCAGTAACCCCCACCGATGAACTGCCTGCGCGGCACAAACCGCACAGCGGCTTTCTCGCGGTCTTCCCCAGCCGCAAGGTTGAACTGTTCGTCGTAGGCTTCCTTGAGCATGGGCACTCGCGGGGCAAGCTCTGGTACCTTCATGGCAATGTGATATGCCAAACCTGCGGTCAGGGCAGGTAGGAAGCGGAAATTAGCATCGGGGGTCTGGATACCGGAACCCGCATCTTGGATACGGCGCATACGCCAGTACCTGAACACATAGTAGGGGTTACCCAGAGTGCCCTGATCCGGTGTGGGCCAGACCGTAATTTTTGGGGCGTCCCTCAAACGCTGAACCCATACCTGAATTGGCCGCGCTTGTTGCAGCTTATTGGGGATGGTTGCGTATGTGGAAACGCTAATCCGAGTGATGGTCAGATCGGACTGAGTGGATACATTACCAGCGCCAGTGCGCACAACATGCTCAAGCAGATCAATAGTATCGGCTGGAAGATCATAGGTACTTTGTCCTTGTATGAGGTTTATGCTGCCCTCATCAATGGTCCACATGTTGATGCCACGGTTTTGCCACTCGATGGTCATCAGATTCATCGAGCGCCGTGCGGTACGTAGGTCGTACCCGGAGCGCATCTCCCGCCCAGCCCGCTCCCACGCCTCTTCCGCAACCTCGGTGAATTCAAGGTTGAAATCGTAGGTGCCCGTGGTAGCCATTACCTATACCCCGCTGTTTTCTTGGCGATGTTCTTTGGCTGGGCAACAAACTGTTTTCCAGCCTTCTTACCAGCCCGCTTAGCGCGGGTTGTGGCGGCGTACTCGGCGGGGCTAAGGGCCTTAATGGCATTCTCGGGCAAATACCGCTCCCCCGTCTTGGAAGACGGTTTGCCGGACTTGGTGCGCCACTTCTGGTCACCCCAGTCCTTGAGCGATTGCTGCGGGGCTTTCATATCAGTCTCGGTATCCACCACCAGCGGCTTTGTACTTTTTAGCCACGAGCTGCGCTTTACGGGCTGACCACTGACCTGCTCCGGTGCCTTGCGTTGCGGCCGACTTGACTTGGCTCACAATGCGTTTACGCAGCTCAGGTTTGGTGTAGTTGCCCGCTTCGTTGACCTTACCACCCTCAGCGTACTGAGTGAAGTCCGTGTCATCCCGACGCGCTTTTTTCACGGCGGAGGGCATCTTTGAGGGCATGATTGCCCCCATCCCACGGCTGGCCCTCATTTCAGCACTTACCGCCGCCCATCATGCGGATTTGGGTGCCTTTGGTGTGGCCCTTCTTGACGATACCGTCAGCGCGGGTCACAGAGCCACCCTTGGCGTACTTCGCCGGTTTCATCCCAGCTTCAGCCATCTCGTGCTTGACCATGGATTTAGGAGCGCCCTTCTTTTTCATGAAGGCCAACTCTTTACCAACCATTTTCTTGGACTCTTTCATTTCACCACCTCGTGCAAATTTGCGGCCTTTATCGGCCTCCATAAAATCCTTGCCAACCGATTGTGGTATGCCAAGGCGCTTTGCTGCGGCGGGGTTGTTGGCAACCATCGCCATCATATTATGCTGCTTTTGACTAGCTGAGGGCACTTCGATGCTCCTTCATGAAGTCATCAATCTTCTTCTCAAGCCGGTCCAGCCGATCCAACACGCGATTGATGTCCGTATGCACCTCTGACTTGGTGACATACTCTTTGGCAATCTCTTCCCGTGTACGGTTCAGAAGAATCTGGATACGCTTTACTTCGTCCGTTGACAGCTTGACCCAGAACAAGATCAGGGCCGAAGTCAAGGATAGAGCTGCGTTCCATAGCGAGATGTCCATGTCAGCAGTTCCACGCCCGCAGGCTCTTGTTGATACGACTGTTGGGGTCTTTCTTGGCCTTCTCGCCGGTCAGCTTCTTCTTCATGCCTTCCATGCGGGCGCAAAAAGAGTCTCGCCTGCTGCCGCCCTCGGGTTGAGGGGGCTTGAGGTTCATACCCTGTTTTTTGGCAGAGGCTCGGCCCTTGGCGTTGAGTCCGCCACTGGGGTTCTTGCCTTCCTTGCGGGTCCATGCTGGAGACTTAGCCATAAAATATCGTGATCTTGGCAGCGGTGGGTAGGGTTACATGCACATCCGTAGTAAACAGAATGCCCTCACCGGGGATCAGATTTGCAAACGGGTTGTTGGTGTTGGCAGGGATATTGAACTGCAAGCGGATAGTGCCGCCCGCGCCGCCATCCCGTAGGATGATGTCCCCAGCCGTACCACCAGAAAGGCATTGGTAGCCCTTCACACGTACACGCCCGGACACCATCGTGCCAGTGGCCTCTACATGAGAAGACAGAACGTCAGTTTGCATCGCCATGATGCTCTCCTAATTAGGCGATTACCGCTGCGCCAGTTTTGATGTCAATCCAGCTAGAACCCTTGCCAAAGCAAACTGTGCCTGCATTGGTATTGGCGTTGGAAACGTAGATCAAACCGCCAACAACAACGGTGGGCAGGGTGGTAGTGGTGTAAGCAGGAAGAACTGCCATGCCGGTAACGCTACCAGTGACATTGCCAGTGACATTGCCAGTAAGATCGCCAATAAAACCATTGGTCGAAGTAACCGGGCCGGAGAAGGTCGTTGAAGCCATAATGATTCCTCACATGCGAGTACTGTGGGCGTTCTGTCTGCATGTCGTCAGCCGGGACTGTCAGAAACGCCGGGAACCCCGGGATACGAACAATATACACCAAAAGAAAAGGGGGCACAAGGCCCCCTTTTCAAACTCATCAGGACGAGCCTGGAGAGCCAAAGATACCCAGCGGGTCCGAGACACCGAAGCTATAACGCTCACGGGCCTTGTAACGGACGTTGCCGGTATCAAAATCGCCGTCCATGCTGTTTTGCAGCGGGGTACGAACGAAGTGCTTCAAACCGTTGGGTACATCGGTCAGAAGGAACCAAGCATTGGGGTCGGTCAAGAAGTGGTTAACACAGTAACCACCGGGGATCGAACCGTTGCTCTTGATGGCGTTGATATCGTTGTCAGCGGTACCGACGCGCAGTTCGGTTTCCAACAGACGGGTAGCAACGAACATCAGGCTTGGGGGAACAACCAGCTTCTTGGGCTTAGCGGCGATCAGCAGTCCGCGCTCATCGGTCCACGCAGCGATTTGAATCACGGCGTTTTCCAGCGAGGTTTCGTTCAGATCAGCGCCAGTGGAAGGGCGGTTGCTGTTGGTGCCACCAGAAATCAGTGGGTGTGCCGTATTGAACAGGCTAACACCGTCACCGTAGGTAACAGCGCTATTAAAGCCTTGGTTCAAAATAGCAGCAGCCTTGACCTGCTTGGTGTAGGACATACCACGAGCCAGGGCCTTGGTGTAGCGGCTGGAGAGGCTGTCATACAGGTTATCTTCCACGGCTTCCTCAGTGATGGAAAAGCCCATCGCAATGGTTTCGTGGTTGTAACGTGCAGTCCAAGCTTCCTGCGCATTGTCATAAGCAATAGCAGAGCCCTCGTTCTTCACCGGAGCGGCGGAGAAGCCAGACAGCTTGGTTTCCTCTTCAAAGCTACGCTCCGAGGTTTCGGTTTCGTAGAGTTCCTTGTGCTCCTCGCCATACTTGGCGTATTCCAGGCCGAACAAAGCGTTCAGGCCGGGCAGGAGTTCTTTCAGTAGTTGGGCACGAGAAATTGCCATTTTGAATTACTCCTTACAGGCCAGTAGCCAGGGGGTTGTCATAGCTGTGATAGCCTTGGTTCCACTTAACCAGCACTTCGGGGAAACCCACGAAGGTCATGGCGGTTGCGGAAGCAATGGTCACAGAGCGACTAATGGTGACAGTGGTGCTGTTCACGTTGGTAACCAAGTTATAGTCACCCGGATTGGCGTTAGCCACACCAGGGACGATAAATTGCATACCGGCCTGAAGGCCCGTAACAGCGGCTGCCAGGGTGATGGTGGTGGTCGAGCAGGTGCCCGAGCCAGACACCGTCAGGCCAGTCTCAGGAACAATAGCAACCACACGGAACGGTGCAGAGGTCAACACGCGAGTGCCGCCAGCGCCGTTAGTGGGGCAAGCGCCCGAAACACCCATCCTGCTGTTGCCAGTGGTGGTGCTACCAGCCGTGCCCGTGATTGCGAACACGTTGGTGCCAACAAAGGCTTGCGAAGCAGAACCAACAGTCGTAGCGGTGTTGGAGATGGTGCCAGTCTGCGCGATCATCACTGCCTTGAAGACAGCACGATCATCATCCACCACGAATGCCGTGATGTCGTTGGCTGCAATGCTACCGGGGTAGTATTGAGCAAACAGCTTCTGGCCGGTGGAGGGGTTGGTATACGAACAACCGACGAAAACGCCGACCTGACCAAAAGGTGCAGTTGCGGTGGTTTCGACCATGTCCGTGATTTCAACCAGACCCGCTTCATACTTAACCAAGTCGCCATTGAAAAGGGCGGTGCTGTAGTTACGCTGAATCGGAATCTGGCGGATAGCGCCAGCATACGGGAGGCCATTTAGTTCGTTGATGGCTTTGAAACCGTAAGAGGCGTCAACAGTGGGATATGCCATTTGTGACTCCAAAAATTAAATACCTTTACCGAAAGTAACCTTTGAACTCCGCTCTTTGAAAAGCGGCATTCGGGGATCACTTTCACGCATGTAGGTGTTATCCACAGAGGCCATCTGAGCTTCCGATTGTTTTCGGTAGTACTCGTTCCGGTCCTCGGTAAATTCCACCGGGGTTTTGCAAAGGAGTAACCCGCCAATCTCGATGGAATCGGGGAACCGACTCTTCGGATCAGCCAGAAAACGCAGTTTTGGCTGCGTAGATGCCTTCACGGGCTCCCAGCCCTCACGGAGTTTTGAAGAGATATTGGTAGGGTCAGAATTGTTCAGCGTTGATAGGCGAATCCAACGGAAAGCCCACCCCGGTTCTGGCTCGGGATCAGGCAGCAGTTGTGCAGGTGCCCACTTTGCTGGACGCATTGAATACTCACGAACCTCAGCGTGGCGGGATTCCGCGCTGCGTGTCCGACGACCGTCTTCTTTCTGATCTTCCATTATTGACTCCTCATTTGTTCCGCAACCTTACGGGCATACAGTTCCAGCGGAACTTGAAGCCGCTTGGCGATTTCCACCTGCGATTTGGTAAGTACGATCTTCTTGGGCGCAGTACTACGTGTAGCCGGTGCAACTACGTTTGAAGCTTTGGTGCGAGGAGATGGCGCATCCTCGGGTTTCTCCGATTCAAACTGATCGGGGAACCTATCACGCATTTCCGCATCAAGGCGCTTGAAATAATCATCGCTCGATGGGGATACGCGCTCATTCTGTACCAAATCTTCGTGGACCGCAATAGCGTATGCGGTCATTTTTCGATTATTTCCGAACCAATTGTTCTTTTCACGCCAATCCACCACCCTAGGATCGATCCTTTGCGGGGGTTCATAGGCCGGTTCAGAGGCTGTTTCTTTCGGCTTTTCCTCTACCGTAGCCGGTTTAAAGGTAGCCAACTTGTCAAACTTGATGCGGGCGGAGGTCAAATCCTCCTGGGCAGCCAGCAAAGCATCGGAGTCGCCAGCCTCATACGCTTCTTTATACTTGCGTTTGGCTACATCCAGCTCGTTGTTAACCACCTTTTTAGCCTGCTCAAGCAGCGCACTTTGCCCCTGTGACAGGGAGCCTTTGAGCTTTTTATTCTCTTCGGCAATGGCTTGTGCGGCACGGATGGCTTCTTCACGCTCACGCAGCGCCGCTTCTTTGGCCCTACGCTCCTCGTGATAGCCCCTGCCAAGGTGCGCCAACCGAGCCTTTAAGCTCTGGTCAGAGTACTTAGCTAGCTCCTCTTCAGTAACCTCTTTGGGAGGCTCCGACATGGGGGCGCGGTTACGGTCAGCAGGGGGAGTATCGTCAACGATCTCCACGTCATCTTCAGCGGTTTCAACCTTTATCTCATCCGCTTCAGGGGTAACTACCTTGCCACCGGCTTTGGAAGTTTTGGCTTCCGCTTCATCCGGAAATTCAAACTCAACTTTTTCTGTTGCCATGATTAAACCCTTGTAATACCACGGGGGTCTTGCACAACGGCTTCAACCGACTCATCCAAGATGATCCGGAACTCTTTGCCATGAATCTTGATTCGGGTGCCAGTATTAGGGCGCACCAAAACAAAGTCACCTACCTTGCAGCTCGGGCCACTGGGGAACCGTTTCTCGTCCTTATAGGCGTCGGGCCCCATCTTCACGACAAACAAAACGGGAGATAGCAGCTCCTCGAAATGCATCGTCTGGCCAGCTTTTACCAAGCCGCTTTCATACTCTTCCTCGACCTCTGGCAATACACACAGAATGTGGTATGTGGAGGGGTCCGGCACTTGTTTGGCTTTCTCTTCTGCCGTTCCTGGCAGTACAGATACTGGGCCTTGGGGGTCCAGCGTTTGCCCGATCAAGATTTCACTCATCTTCAGCATCCTTCAAGTTACGCACGAGGTCTGACATTTCTAGCTGCGCGGTCATGAGACCTCGGATTTGCCCGCACAACTCTTTGTAGTGCTCGTAAGACTTAGCATTACCAGCACACAAAACTTCGCTGAGTTGAATCTTTTGCTCCTCAAGTTTTGAATTGAGGAGCCCAAGTACCTTAGCTTCCATTACTCACCTTTCGGGTTCGGTCGTCTTTGTTGCGCAGCCCGCTGGGCAAGCTGCATCATTTGCTGGCGCATTTTCATCTGCGCCTGCTGGTCCGCATGACTCATCTTCTGCTGATGAGCTTGGTCGGCCTGCTGTAGCTCCATGGCGTGGCGTTCTGCGGCCAAAGCGGGGTCTTCACCACCCTTATTGGCCTCTGCCTGCGCCTTGAGCTGCAACTCGGCTTGCTTGATAGCCAGATCACCCTGGACCTTTTGCTGTTTGATAGCCACTTCCTGCTGTTTGATCTGCAACTCTTGCTGCTGCATCTGCACCATGGGGTCTTGCGCCATCTGTTGTGCCTGTGCTTGCTGAGCCTGGGCCCGGCTTTGCGCCAGCAGTTGCTGTGCGGCTTGCGCCACCAGACGCGACAACTGAACCTCCAAATCCTGTGGCAGGTCTTCATCAGGGGCGGGCATCGGGATACCCAACTGATCTTCCAGCTTCTTGCGGTATGCAAACGCCAGATGCTCTGCGATATGCGCGTCGATCTCCGCCATCATCTTCTGCGCCAGCGGGTTCTGACCGATCTGCTGCATGATGAGCGGGTCTTGCTTGAGCGCAACGTGGGTGGCAATGTGGGCATCGTGGTCTTGGTATATGAACGCCTTGACCGGCTTGTTGTTGAGGAAGGCCATGTTCTCGCTGAGCGGATCACGCGGCTTCATATCCTCGTCGATGGGCACGAGCTTCTCGGCATTCTTGATACCTAGCACCTCCAGCATCTGCCTGTGGAGCTGCGGCAGGTCATAGATCTGCGGGGCTTGCTGGCTGAGCTGAATCGCCGCTTGGTACTGCATGATCCGCTGCGCCATGGTGGCGCTGTTGGGATCGCTGACCGGGATGACCTCCACCATGTCATAGTCGGCCTGCTTGGCCTTCATATCCCCACCCTCGGGGGTGTAGGTGTACTCCTCCGGCGTGTAATCCCGGATGATGTTTTTCAGGAGCTTGAACTCCTGCTTCATGGCGTAGTGGACCCGTGCCTGGACAGCCGACATCAGTTTGAGCTGGCGCTCAAGCAGAGCCAGTGTGGTACCCACCGGAGCCTGCGCCGACATGTCGCTGACCTTCATATCAGCGATGGAGCCAAGGCGGCGGCCCTCATCGGTGATCTTCTCCAGCAATGCTGCCAAAACCTGACTGGGTTCTTTGTACGGCAGGTTCATCAGGTTGTCCCTGAGAACACCACTGGGCACATCAACGTCACGCCACTCACCGGGCTGGATGGGGGTGTCGTCGCCCTTGATCCGCAAGCCCCGTGCTTTGAGGCCGCCGGGCAAGTTAGCCAGCGTACCTGCATCGATGAGCTGACGGATGAGCGCCGTACCTGCGCGGGCGTAACCACCAATCAGGTGGATCAGACCCAGACCGTATGCGCCAAACCCAGGGATGTATGTGTACTGAACGAAGTGGTTGCGCTTGAGCTTGGCCACATCATCGGGCTCCCAGTTGCGCCGGATGGCCAGCACGTTCTGTGTCCCCCGGTCAATGGTGATGATGTACGGTATGGCGATGACCTTATCAGACTTTTCGGCAGTGGCTCCATCAAACCCCGGCACCACATAGTCAACGCAAATCTCAAGGATCTGATAGCGGTCGTCGGATGTGAGGGTGTACCCTTGATCCTCAGCTTTCTTCTTCTCGATGTCGGTGAAGATGGCCTGCGGCTCCCCCAGGTCCATCTCACGGTAAAACCCCGACTCCTGCAATTTGAGGATGTCGTTCTTGGTCTTGCGCATCACATGGGTGATGCGCTCAGCGTTGAGGATGCTCGATGCGCCGTAGGGGATGATGAGGTCTTCG